AAACATCTACAGAAAATGTAGAAAAAGAAGCACCAATAGTTCTAGTTAACTGATATTCATTAGTACTATTATCCTGAGTATAGAATGCCTCTGAATTACCACTAATAGTTTTAGTATAAATTGCACCTTGTGTATTTATTGTAACTGGCGCAGATCCTAAAACAGGAAGAGTTACCTGTTTATGCGTTCCTGCTGGTTTAGGAGAATTTGATGAAAAGGGATAATGATCTCGTAAAGTCCATGTATTAATAGAATTTGTATTAATAAGCATATCAGGTTGATCAACTGAAGGATCATTATTTGCCGCAGGAATACCTAAGTTATAAGGGATTGACATTAAAATCCTCCAGTAATCATATTTCCATAACTATTTCCTGCATACCCCAATTGCATACTATAAATTGTAGGAGTACGGGTAGCAGTAAATTGTCTTTGACTTCTTTTCCAAACAAGTAATTCTTGTTCTTTAAATAAAGGTTCATAAAAATTAAATTGTTCAATGTCACCAGTATCAGAAAGAATCGTGCTATGTATTCACTCATATATCCAAATTGCATAGCTGCCGAAGTACTTAAAAAAGCCGAAGGGCTTAAATAAGCATCTAATTCTACTAAATATTGATTAGAAGGAGGCATTCTTAATGTAATTGTATTGTTATAAAAGAGCGCAGCTCTTGGCAATCCTGTTTGAAAAAACAAACATTGAGCCGATATATTTGTACCTGCTGCTGGGGCTCTTGGAAAATTTACATTGGCTGTACCAGCTAAATAATTTACTGTATTTTTAGTAGTTGAATATCCTCCTGAACAAACTGTGTATCCAAAAGGAGCTGTTCCTGGATTCATCAACAAACCATAATTGGGAACGTTCTGACCCAATACACTTAAAAATTGACCTGAATCTTGAACTACCATGCTATTTCCGTTTGAATCTAATGCCGTTATATAAACAGCCGGATATATACTTGTACTAGGAATATTAGTATTTAAAGTAGTTCCAAAAATAGGGTCTTGATTTACACCAGTAGCTATAATCCCCGATATATCAACATGTCCTCTTAAAATTGCATTTAAAGGCGTAGTTACTGGAATGGGATTATATCCACCATTTGGAGAAACAGAAAATGTTAAATCAAAATTAGTTTTTGCTCCTGTTCCAGTAGCTAATTGCGGCATATATTGCACTACATTAGGAAAAGAATTAAAAAACTGAGATTTTTGAGTGTAAAATCCAATTTCAATACCATTAATATATGCAGGACCGAAAAAACCTTGATAAACAGGATAAAAATTTATGTTCTGATTCCCGGCTCTGTCTGTACGTTGTAAAGAGGCATGTTGTATTGATCCACGCCGGGTATCGTTTGAAAGGAATATTTTGTCTTTAAATCAAACAACTGAAGACGAGCATCTAAATCCATGATCCAAAATCGATTGATATAATCAATAATGAGATTATCTGAAATTACAGTGTTCGAAGGAGATTTTATGATCCTTCGAACGTAGGTAATGATGTCGCTAATTAAATTCATTTAAAAATTAGATCCCATAAAAATTGATTTTCTTTCTGTGTATGGCTGCGCATCTATTCTCTGAACAGTCTCATCAGCTATCAAATGTCCATAAAATTGACCAACATAATTATTTTCAGTAGGAGTTTGTTTCATAATAAGTTTATGATAACGTCCTCTTTTAATTTGTTCTGCTAAATAACGAGGCCCCCAAACAGGTTTATTGACAGGTACGCTCCATTCTTCAGTGTTTACACCAGGAAAAGGTTTTGTCCATATCTCTATATTTTCACCAATGATTTCATTGTTATAAGCTGTAAAACATACATATTGTTTAGCAAATTCATAATCTTCGCGATAACGCTCATTAAACTTTTCTCTTTCTCCAGTTTTAGGATGAACTCCTGGTCCAATAGTACGTTTTGGTTTTAAATAAACTTCCTTTTTATCCTTTATCTGTTGTTCGGTAGGATTTTTTACTGGAGCTTCATTCATTCGATCTAAAGTTAAATCCTTAACTTTTTTATCAAATTCTTCAAATTGCTTATCAACTTTTTCTAACTCTTTATTTGCTAAAGAACCGCTCAATTCTGGTTTTTTCATAATTTTCTCTTTTTTTAGTAATCTTTTAAAAAGATAGCATTAATTAGGAGATATATCAAGGAAACTTCCTTCTATATATGTTGTGTTATTTACTCTTCCGGAATTATTAATAGGACCACTATTGATATCTCCTATACCCAAGGTTTGTGATTTTGTTGTTGCTGCACTAGAAACATATGGATCAACATTTCTTAAACTATCTATAGATAAAATCATTTCATTAGATGATGGAATAGACAAAACATAGCCTTGAGATTCATTCAATTGCCGACAACCAAAAGAAGGAGGAATTATCAATCGAACTAATTGACCTATAGAATAATCATGATTATTCGTAGTTTGTACCAAAGTCGTTTGCCCAAGAGTAATTGCAGAAATGACATATCTACGCGGTTGATAATACTGAGCATTTATTGGAACATTACTATAAGCAGGTACAGGACCTACATAGGGAACGGACATAAAACTCCTAAAAGGGAGGGACAAAACGTCCCTCCCAGTTATAACAATTACATTATAATTCTTCAAATATTACGGTGATACATACATGTCATGTAAATACGCACGGAAATAAATCACGTTTCCGTTAGCACCTACTAGCACAGAACTAGAGTCATTACTTCCAGCTCCAGCACCAATGATAAATCCTTGGGCTGTATTATTTACATATGCTCCCATAACAGCAGGTCCGTTGATTGTATTTACCTTAGTTGTACCAATAGGCATAGAATAAGGAGGAGGATACAATGCAGATCCGCTAGAAATTTGAACACCACCGGTATTTACGTCACCCACTGCAACCATTTGCGCAAACTGTAAACCTGGTACAGAAGCGACAGTTTGGTTAGAGTTAAATGCTGTATAACCAGTCGAATTAATGTTAACTACAACAGTATTATAGTCCGTTACAGAAACAACATATCCATAGATCGGAGATCCAGGAACTACGCTATTTGGTAACGAATTAAGTTGTGTTGTTCCATATACCGAAGGAATACGGAAAGCAACCTCTTGACCCACGACCAGATTGTGAGCTGATGTAGTATCAATAGTTGTTGTAGTACCAGTTGTAACTGCAGAAATGAAAGATACGCCTGGCATATACAAGTAAGGATATAATACCTTCTTGCAATAAGCTCCAGATGGTGATCCACTCAATGCAGTATAATTAGTCTGGTTAGTATTCCAAGGAATTGTAAATGTGGTTGAACCAGTTACAGTAACTGTAAATGGCATTCCACAAATTTGAGGCATACCAGTAGTTGACGACTGATATAATCCTTCAAATACTACAACATCTCCGGAAGCTAAACCATGTGCTGAACCAGTAGTTACAACAGCTGGACTTGCCTTTGTAATTCCTGAAATTTGCATTTGGGCGCCATATTGTAATAGCTGACCCGCTGAAAAAGTACTAATACCATTAGAAACTACAATGTCACCTGTCATAATGATAGGAGTTACATCTGAATCTGTGGCAAATACTGTTTCAACAGCAAATCCTTGGCCCATTGCAGAATCCCAATAAGCATAAGGAACGCCGTGATTTGCAGGTGTTCCATAGGCACTATAGTTCCACATCTCTACCGCATCTGGTTGGAAGGGTAAATTAATGACTTTTGCAGCACCATTAGAAGTAAAAGAACCTCTAACCATTCTTGAATATTCAGTCATATTATACCCCCAAATTAGCTAGGCGTGTGCATAGCAGGTTGCGGATGGCTGTATCTTGCGTCATGGCTTGAGACTGCGCAAATTTAACTGCTAAGGTAGCATTTTGTGCTAACATACCACTATAGTATGGATCACGATAAATTAAATTCATCGAATATCCATCCTGAGAAATATGTGTAACTGATTGTTTACCTACAACTGTATTGTAGTAAACATCATTACTTTGAGCACTAGCTCCTCTTGCAACAGGCGCCTCTGAGCTTGTTAAGATTCTGATGTTAAAAACAGAACCATACTCGCTAGGTAACGATGAAGCATTTGTCGGATAGTTCCACTGAGACAAGAAACCGCTTCCAGTTAACCCGTCAAAGTCTGTTTGTAGCTCAGTTGAGCTCAACATAAAATATGCTGAACGAACTGGGCCTGTCATTCTGTTACTTAGACCTAAAATAATTAACAAAATTGTTAATTATTATTAGGCGGGGTGGGCTTTTCAGCCACCCTCTCTATGTTTCCATAGAGTTCGGACTTTCGCTTCGCATTTCTGCGTCTGACCGCTTAAGTCTCTCAGGCTGATTACATTTAGAGCAATAATGTTCGATTTCATCGATTTCTGGATTATCATATTGTTTTATAAAATCAAAAGAATCACAGTTTTTACAATAAACATCTAAACACCCTTTTCTTTTTTTAGAAAATGTTAACTCCAAATTCATATCTTGCCCCTTGTTGTCCGTCTACTTTACGCAGCTAGGAGTTCCAAGTCAATTAGGTCTGATTTTACTTCGGCACACATTTTACCGAATCTATCCATTCCTTCAATACCGCTCATAAATTTATAAGCGTTATTGCTATCTAATGTTGTTGCAACGATCGAGAAGTCTGAGACTCCTAAATTCGTCGGGTTATCTCCATTAGATCCACCGCCCGCATTGATTTGCGAAGCTGCAGATACAATAAAATCACGAAGGATCAAGTCTTCAGCCTGTCTCATCGCAACGGCTAATCTTTCAGATACCCAAGCCAGAACACCCTCTTGGTCTTGCAAGATACTGATTCTCTGTTACTTACGAATTAATCGTATTGACTGCATTTTACGCAGCGAGTAGATCATTTCTGTCTACTTCTTCATGTTTCCATGAAGCACGGACTATCACTTCACCTTTTACGGTGCCGTCGGGGTTAGTCTCTGCGGCTGTACATTTAATCATTAATCCTATAATGATTAAACACTTGCCTCTGGTTACCATAGCTTTCGCTTTAGGCTTTCCAAGGTATTTACCGTCGGTTTAAAGCAGGCTACACTCGCTCGAACCTGCTCGTTGATGATACAGCCAGTCAAAGATCATCAACTTTTTTGGCACTGGCTACGCTGCTAATGCAACGTCTTCGAATCGACCAAAAAATGCCATCTGTGCATCAATGATATCTCTTTGAGGCACTTGAGCTGGAGGATCAATACCCTTTCTATTACTTTCAGATCCAGCAATCTTACTGACCTTTTCAGGCGGAGTTGGTTCTTCGACCACCTCTCACTGTCTTCATTTATACACAGTGTTTTGACTGTCGCATCATCTTTCGATGTTCTCTCGCTCAGTCGATTACGCTGCTATTAAAGCTTGCGCAGTGTCACCCGTTAGGGCTTCCACCTCAATCAGAGAGAATTTTATAACGCCAGATTGTTTAGCGTTCCCCAACTGTACAGTTGGTGGTTGTAATGCGCGTGGGCGCATAAATCTGCAAGTAGTACCGCCATTAGCTGGCATACTTACTTTGTCACATCAATCTGTTACTTTATGACCATTTATACCTAATTATTCTTAATTTCAGGTATAAATGGCGGGCCAAATCATCTCTGCTGGCCTCACTATGTCTCCATAGTGTTCAGAGCACCGCATCTCTTGCAATTCACATAATCTGGACATTTACAAGAGTCTTCTCGCTTGCTACGTTCGCGGCGGTATTCATTTATGAATTCATATAAAAACATCTCAATCGTAATACCTTGTTTACGCGCGTTACATAAATATAGTAACGCTCTTAAGTCATTTTTATTTAATTCAAACTTTTCCATACCTTCCGCCTTGTTATCCTTTTGCTTTAAAAAATACACCTTTAAATGGTTGATGATAAGATTCACCATTTAAATAAAATACCTCACATTTAGTGGAAAAATATTCTATTACAAAAAAAGGTAATAATTTAAGTATTTTACGCAGCAATTAGGAACTCCAAGTCAATCAGAGAAGATTTATACACGGCATATTAATTGTTTACCGTGATGTAGTTCATTGTTGGCGTAGGAACATAGAGCATCGCAGGCGCAAGCGACTGGAGGATCATAGGACCTAAATTGCCAGTAGTCGTAATCGACATAATTATCCTATTGAAAGGATTAATACTTGATATGATGATCGGCAGACGAACCTAACTTACATCAATTCTCGATCATATCGGGCGAGGGGTTGCGAAATCCCAATTACGCGAATGCCCTTAACGCAAGGCAGCGAAATCAAAAATTATCAAATGTTGAATAAATTATCAATAAAGCAATTTATTTTTTATTATTGTTTTTAAAAATAAATTTTAAAAAATAGACGGTTTCTACTTTTTGCCTCGATATAGAGACAGCAGCAACTTACTCCCGTCTAAAACATTATTTATCCCAGTCTTAGTCTTTCTTTTAATTCTTGCATTTTGTCATAAGCAGATTTTTGACCTGTTTTGCTAAAATCTCCAGAGTGAGAATAAGGAGCCGTTCCAATATTAGAAGGCTGATAATAAGGACCACGTCTATTTGCATCTATCTTTTGCTGGATCTCAGAATCTTGCTTGGGTTTGTGTATACCCATAGCTTTAATTGTTTTATAAACCAACTTTTGTCTTTCGAATCCTTCTGGCATCTGTAGAATTGTTTCAGCTAACTCTTCATCATGTTGAGCAAATTTCTCTGCATGTTGCATTACATCATAAAAGTCAGGGTTTTGTTTTAACCATGTCTGTTGCTTTTGTTGTTCCAACAATAAACGGGCTTTTTCTTCTGCCTTTTTTTCTATTTTTTCTTCTATTTTCTTTTCAAAAGAAGAAAGCGTTTTATTAAATCTTTTCTTATCAATATATGGTTCGTCATCATCTTCATCGGATGTATCTTCAACTTTTTGCTTTTGCTGCATCTCTTTTTGAAGTCTTTCTTTTTCTGCGCGTTCTGCAGCCAGTTCTCGCTGATATCTTTCTTCAAGTCGACGGAAATTTAACTCTTTATCACTTGGTTTATTATCTAGTGTTGGATTTTGAACTTGCTCTGGACTCGTCATGTAATATATCCTTGATTTAAAATCTTATCCGATTGGATTTAAGTTTATTAAACTAAAAAATGAATTATTAGGCAACATATGAAAATAAATAGACTAGAAACACACGATAGACTTCAGCATTTTATTAATGATCAAACAAACAACATACAAAAAGGCATTGATGACTGCCTTAAAAAAAATCCTCTTTCATTAGATTATCAAGAACACTCTCCATACGTATATATATATGGGCATAGCAAAACTTTAGGTTTAGATGAAAAACTTAAATATTTAGCTGATGGATGGAATCCTAAAGATATTCCTGAAAAAAAAATGTTTTTTCAACCGGTGATAACTAAACCAAAACCAACTCCGAATACATTTCTTTGCCGCGCTTTATCAAAAACAGATATTTTAGAAATATGTTGGATACTCCCGCCTAAAGAATTTTGGGAACAATATAAAAAAGGAAATGTCATTGAAAATTCTGACATTATCGCTTGGTCTATTCATCAATATCTACACAACTTTGAAGAACTATCAAAACCTGATAAAGATGATCTTTCTGATGAAAGATGCAAGATGATCTTATTAAAAATAGCTCAAGAAATGGAAAATAGAATAAGAAAAAATAAGGTCATTAAAGCGGCTATTTTTAATTAATAGCTTTTAGATTTTTTTACTTTCTTTGGTTTTATATTCATTCCCATAACTGATATGGGTTTAGATATAGGATTTCTTATTGCAGATCCATAAAAATCTCCGCTTCCTTTTTGAGAGACAGGAGTATGAGCTGTTTTTAATTTACTTCGCTTCATATTTCCCAAATGGCAAAGCGGGCACATTTTGTTGCGGATTCCTCTGATGACCTACTGGCTGATTCATGCCAACACCATAATTTGTGCCAGCATTTACAAAACGACTAGAACGCTGATCATATTGTGGACATGTAAAATCCCAAGGTGACTTATTACCATCAACAGGTTTATTTTGAGGATTTTGACTTTTACTCTTAATTGGATCGGAAAACTTCATATAATTCCTTCGTTCCTCGTGGAACAATAAATAGACAGGCCATTAGAAAACTAACGACCCATCTAAAACTAATTTCTATGCAATGGCTTTTGCGCATGAGATTTAGCTTTACTTACGCCTAAAGATTGCTGAGCTTTAATTTTCTCATCATTATCTTCATAGTCCATTTCTGAACCTGCTCCAACTACTGATGAAAGTTGTTTCATTTTTGTTTCCATAGGCATTGCTGAACCCTTACCAGGTTTCCCCATCCAAGCCGAATGATCATTAATTTTTCTGCCGCCTGCCATAATTACCTCATTTGTTGTGCGATTTGTGGCACATTCTGTTGATTCCTAATATTACCTATATCATTCATTAATTTAGAAGCAAATTCATTAGAAAAAGCCTCTTTATGGGCTTGTCTTTTCTCTGAATCTTCCATCAATTTATCTCGATATTCAAAACTTTCTATTTCATTCATCTTAAGCATCGTTTCTACTTCGCCAAATTTAGCAACTACATCCACTAATTTTTCAACTGCTTCCATCTTAGCTTTAGCAGATAAAGCTCTATTTTTAGAAATTTCACTGATTCTTTCTTCAAGTAATCCAACATTGCTTTCAAATCGCCCGTATCTTTCCTTAGCCATTGCTAAATTATTAGCAGATTTAGAGTATAACTCTTTAAGTTTAGCTTCTTCAAAAGTATGTTTAAGAGCCATTTCTTCTTCTTGAGCCGCTTGTGCAGCTTGCTCTTGTTGTTGCAAGAATGGAATAATTTCCCCTTTTCCTGTGATATTTAACTTAGGAATAATCATCGAAGGAGGGAATACTTCTCTGCCAAATGCTGCATTTATATCCATCATTTGTTGAGCTTGTAGATTTTGCTGAGTTGGTGTCAAATCAGCTTCTTCCACTATCGTCTTATATTTAGCAAATACACGAAAGTAAAAAAACGGAGATGGCTCTTCTCCTATCATTAATTCAATTTTGCTAGATTCCCAATTATATAAAGCATACTGAAGAAGTCTTTCTCCTAATGTTTTTAAAGCATAATCCCATTGATCAAAATACTTTTGAAAAACAAGAAGATTGGCGTCTTGTTTAAGCAACATAGTAAGGCTAGATATCTGCTTATCTTGCTGACCTGACCAATTTTCCATTTGAATTCCAGAAGTCTGGAATATTAAATTAGACATTTGGTCAGCTAACGCCAAATCAGATTCCGGCACTGCGCTTGGTATAATCTTTTCACAGTCTGTTAATTCATATCCTTCATTAATAATAATATCATAACCCTGACCTGACTTTTTAAGATTATCTTCGTTAGCTACAGCTCCTATTTTTCTTTTCCATCCAGCATTAATCGTAGCAGCTGCTATATCATTATTGGTTATTACCTTGAAATTGAAAAGAAATTGGGGTGATCGCATAGGAAATATTAATGATCTCGACCTTAATTCATATTGATTAATATGAGGATCGTAATTCCAAAAGTTAGGAATAAATGGACATTCTGGTCCATCCCATAATGGATTTACACCATGGAACATAAGTTCATCATTCAAGACTACGGCAACTTTCCAACAAGGAGAATCAACAATAACTGTTTGCATATCATCAATGTTGTAAAGTATCCTTTCTAGATTTTCATCACCGCCTGCAAAATCATAAAACTGATTGTTCTTTTTACTATATAAGCGCTTTTTCTTCTTTTTGGATTTATACCAAACATAACTTAATACAAGAAGATCATTACGAGACATATTATAATTTTCAGGAAGAAAATAAAAACGTCCATAACGTTGAGGAGTACCCATCATTGATTTTATTAAAGAAACTTTATTTCCAAATCTCGATTCTGCTTCGTTTCTACTAATATATTCCTGACACCAAACAAATTGAGCATCAGACATATCAAGTTGTCTAAAAAAAGGATCAACTAAAAAACTATTATATTCCCACACCTTAACTTTAAGCTGTCCCTGTGCAGGATCATCTCCAGTAAAATCTAAATATGGCTGCATTAAATTTAATCCAGCTATGGCAGAAAATTCACATGATTTAGAAAATTGCTCATTTATACCCTCTTTGCTAACAACATTTTTAATCAGCTTACTATATTGATCTATAGTTTGGGGATCAGAATTATCGCTTCCTTGATATATAATAGACTTTCTTCTCTGTCTTTGACGCCCTGTTATCATATTGATAGGTTGTTGAACCAAATTCATATAATATTGTTGAGCTGTTATACCGGGATTGAACGAGAAATTACGATTGATAAAACTTTGATTACCTGCATAAAAAAGCGTATCAATATTGGCCTGATTCCATCTAGCTTGTTCGATGGGCATGAATTTACTATAAAGATTATCCAGCCATTGCTTAATGTTAGTCGATGTTGGTTCTATGGTATCATTGAAGGGAGGGGAAAAAGCCAAAGCAAAACCTATTATTTTTAATCATAAGATATCAATAATGTTTTATTATATCAACATTATCAAAAACATCTTCTTATGTTTATATAGTTCTTCTTGTTGGTGTATATCTGTTTTCCGGTATTTGGTATTGATTATTTTGGTTTTTATAAGCATCATAAACACTAACCTTATGAGTTGCAATTATATATCTGAGACTGTCAACACTATGATCAAATTGCTTTAAAGGTTCATCCCATCCCTTATCAGCAGATCTTGAATCCCATACATAAGATTCTATTTCTCGAATTGTATTTATACATTCACTGCAAACTACTAAATTTCCTTTTTTCATTTCCGAAGTCATTAATTGAATTCCATCTTCTACCTTATTATTGGCATGAACTACATGAAGACCTCTCCTTCTCAATTCTAATTGAAATGCTTCTGCTGAGGGATCAATATAGATATTCTTTACTGCATATGGCTCTAAAAACTGTTCTACAGCATCTGCAAATTCACTGTTAGTTTTTTGACGTCCTTCTTTTTTAGGATCCCAATAAAACTCTTTTTCTACCCACAGCTTTTTTCCTTCTTGAGTATACTTGCCAGTGGAAACACCAACAAGTAAACAACAAAACGGATTAATAGTGCCGTAATCAATACCAGCAACCCAATACTCAGCAGCAGTAGGAGGGCGAGAAACAACATGAATTTTCCTATCAAAGAAATCAAATATTGCACCTTCTGCCAAACACCAAAGACCAAGGTAATTGCGCTTATAGAAAAGACCAGATAAAGAATCCCTAATACGTTGTTTATAATTTTCATCTACAAATGGGTTGTCATCAAGTGTAAAGTGTAATGAATAATAATTTGGATCTCCTGATTCTGCTTTATCAATCCACCCTTTTATCTTATGTGTAGGATGAGCTGGGTTCATAGAAGCAAATCCCATACTATAAGGCTTCGATAACCTTGTGTCTATCATATCAATAATAGATTCGGGATACAAAGTCATTTCATCACAATAGGTGAGAGAATGCGTGTCTCCCTGAAAGTTTCCTATTGCCCCTTCATCTTTAGCGCCTAAAATCGTTACTGTTTTATCTTTGTAGTGAAGCTTTTTTCCAGACCAAGAACAATATGGTCTATACATACTTAATTCATCCGACTCCATTAGCAAACGAACAACGTTTCTATAGGCGGTATCAAATGTTCTTCCGACAATATAGATTTTAGAATCGGGACATCTATCAACAGCATGCATAAAACGAAAAAGAGTACCGACTGTTTTTCCAGACCGAACGGATCCATGAGCTAAATTCCATTTTTTATTTGAGTTACCTATGAATTCTATTTGCTTTGGGCTTAAAGGATCTGTCATACTATATAGATTAAAATAAAGTAGATTGCATGAAAAGAAAAAAACAAATTGTTTAAAAATTTTACCCAAAAAATAAGGAAAATCTAAGAAAATGAAAAATAGAGCTAAATGTAAACTATGCGATGAAATTATAGAATCCTTTCATTCCACAGATATTGCTATATGTAAATGCGGTGAAATAGAAGTTTCCGAAGGTAACTCCATGAAATGCGGTGCTAAAGATTGGAATAATTTTATACGAGTAGATGACTTAGGTAATGAAATAATCCCTAAAATTATTCATAAAGAAAATACGTCTGTTTCTAATAGTAAAAACGATTACATAAAAATGTTGGAAGAATTGATAAAATCTTACGAAAATCTTCCTATAGACGCATTTAATCAACCCATTACTAATTATGATTTAGCAGCAGCTTTGATGATCATTTTGAAAATCGTAAAAGATTAATTCTTGCTAGATTTGGAAAGAAGATCATCTACTTTTTTAAGTATAGACTCGTGCTTTTCTTCCTGTTCTTTACTTATAAAGGAAGATTCTTCTTTTCTTAAATCTGATTCGAATTTCTTAGCTTCTTTTTCTTCTTCTTTTACTTCAGGTAAGTAAATAGGTAAAAGTCGATGAGCTATTGATGGATTTATAGATCCATCTATGTATCTTTTTGCTAAAGATGCTTGAGCCATTTCGTAATATACTCGAAACTCTGGTTTCTGAAGCATTAAGTCCCAATGCTTTCGGACAAAACCATGTTTTAAACAATACCATTGGCAATATCTACAACGTAATTCATCAGTTTCTTCTGTAGCCCATTGAACTAGATCTTGGCCTAATTTGATAAGTTCTTCTTTTTCTGGAACTGTTGTTCTTGGTCTTCCGCCGGCATGAACCATTAAACTACCATAGCTTTGATTGTGTAATTAATTTCTTCGGGTTTCCATGTAATAGATTTTAGCGCTTCTGCTAAGCATCTTTGGATAACTGGATCATCTTGTGATGTGGTGTATATTTCGTGTAATAGGAATGTTTGCGAATGACGAAGTTTGTCATCGCTATCATTTTTGAATTTGAAAGTTAATTCGCTCATGATTAAATATTAGAATATTAATACTTTATTGAAAAGGGATAGTTTTAATTTTTTTGCTTTGCTTTCCTTTTGTGTGTGGATAAAATATATAACATGTTGATTATGAATATATTATAAATTTACTCTTGATCTTTAGATTGATTTCTCAGCAATACATCAGTGTACCACTCAGTATACCAGTACATAGGTCCTATTTCATCTTTTGTTACTATCCAGATAGTTCTAATATTTTGTGAAGTTGGAAATGCTTTGCCATTAATCCATTTAGAAATAGCTGAATTAGAAGAGCCAATTTCTTTAGCAAACTCATTTTGAGTTTTGTAGTTATCTTTTATGTATTTTTCAAATCTTCCGATATATTTCATAATAAAAAGGTGGCGCTGATTAATTTTTGAATAACTAAACCTACACGAACAGGATATGATATCAGCGCCACTGCTAATTTAACTCACATTTATGATATATTCAAGTCATGAAATGGATTTTTGTTCTCTTGACTCTTTGTGGTAACTATTTAAATATTAAAAAACACGTATCTGGTTTTTTTATATTTATGATTGTTGATTCATATTATTGTTATACTCATATAGTCAAGTCCGAATTTGATGAAGCTGCGTTATTTTTCATTTACGCTATATGTGCTATATATGGCACTTATACCTGGTTGAAAAATTCCTAACTATTTCTATTATGTGGTTCTTCTTTTCTTTCAAATTTAATACAAAATTCTTTCTCTAAAATTTTGATAACTTCTTTTGTAAAATCATCAGTACATGCATCATTATATTGCTTTCTATTAAAAAATATTCCATTACTTGTTAATCTCATTACCCAAGATCCATTAAGATCTGCATTAAATATTATTTCATTAGTAGAATATTTTGACGTGTTTATAATTAAACTTTTTTTAGTTAATGGCTTCCAATGAGTAACATCTGTTAACCAATTGTAATTATTAAAATCTTGAAAATGTGACCATGGAAATTCTCTATAATAATGAGCCCAAGCTGCTTTGTCTCTGTGATAATAAGCTTTTATTTCCTGACCTTTTTCTGTTTTTACAATAACTATATTTCCTGGACCTTCAGGAAGCTTATCTTTAAGATTTATCCATTCATTCATTTTCCTAGTCTCACATAAATAGTTGAATTTTCAATTTGAAAATTTAAGTCATACTGTTCAGAAAATTCTTTCCAATACGCCAAAGCTAATATTGCGTGTTTTTTTCTTTATATAGATCTGATTTTATTTTTCTTTTCTTATTATACTGCATAAAAAGAAACACATTCTGTGTAGCCATTTTAACATATTTATTCCTTTAAAGTTGTTACGGTACCGGACGTGTCGTACCAGTTATTTCAATTCTTCAATTAAAAAGTAAGTATTTCGAACTGGTGATGTAAAAACTAAGGGGCGCCCAGCGTTTCTTTCTTTTATTTCACATTGTTGGCAAATATAATTTGGTCCACATTCTCTAACTATTTCGCTGTCTTTACACCAATTACATTTAGGGACTTTATATTTTCTGGGTTTATCCATTCCAGAGCATGTTTTACAATGAAGGAAAGGGTTATTTTTATTAATAATTTGATCGTATGCCCATTTTAGTCGTTCTTTAGTAAAATAAAGTATCCAATGACCATCTTTTGGGCTTTTAAATTCAGATATATGGCATTCCACACAAGTTCTTATTTTCAGATCATCATCTTTCCAAAATCGATATTTGTAACATTCACAATCCAAAGTATGCTCGCCGCACTTGTCGCATTCATCGCTCATTTTAACCTCTTATATTGCATATATTTTCCTTTTTTTAATGCAACGCATTCATACATTCAGTGCACATAACTATATAAGAATCTCTTCCAATAATACCTGAACTAGCTGGTTTACCACAGGAGCAAAATACTTCATTACTTAGTGTAGGCCTTTTTTTTGTTTGTACCAAATCCCAAAATTCAATTTCTTTTTCTAACATTTTGATTATGTACTCTTCATCTCTTTTTACATTAATTATTGCATGAGTATCGCCATTCCAAGAAAAATAATCCATGTTATCCAAATTGGCTACAAACATTTGATGTTGTAACTGGGGATAATATTTATCTGGTATTTTACCTTTTAAAGCTAGTTGATGGTCTTTTTTTCCAGCTATTTTTATTTCAACTGCAAAATTTCCAAAAGCGCTCATACCATCAAAAGAAGCAGATAAAAATTTATAATGTGGATGCTCCATAACATAAGGAGGAACACATCTATCAGTAAAAAATTCGTACATTTTACGAGCTTCTGGCTCTAGCTCTCTTCCTCTTTGCATATAAGGGTTATCTGACTGTTCAAAACCTAATACTTTTTCTCCCCATAATTGTTTCATTGTTTTGTATGGAGAAACTCCCATTATAGTAGGTGCATCAGAACCACCTATATGCGATCTTCTCCATAATTTCCACTCTTCCGATCCTTGTATTTGATAAGTATTCATTTAAATAAATCTTCATCAATTGATTGAATAATATAAGAGTTAAATACAAAACTTAAAGCTAATGCTTTTTTTTGATGTTCTTCTAAAGTTTCTAAATAATCTATGAATTTTTTTTGTAATTTTTGTTCGCATAAAAATTCATTAGATAACATACATCTAATAAATTGTATTTTTAATAAATCCATAATAGAAACATCGTTTTCTTTGCTAAATTTTCTACAAACATCATCAAATTTTTTTAAATCTAATTTCATAAAATCCTTTATATTTATTTAATTGTTAAAAAAGACGGCGTTTAAACTCGGCCGTCACGAAACGGATTCACTCCCATTATTACACAACTGTCAGTGGCAGTAACGTGGTTACGCCTAAATTGATGCCATTCCCATGAATCTTGTTCCATTATTAACCCAATTTTAAATTATTATTTTTTTATTAAACAAGTTTTTCCCATTCTTCATTAAGTCGTTTTACTTCAGCTCTACGATTTAACTCTTCATATGAAATAGTTTTTCTCTTCTTTTTGATCTTAGTCAAGCTTTCTTTTCTTCTGATTTCAGTTTGTTCCACAGCTAATTTTCTTTCATGACTATATTTACAATCATTAGTACAAAAACCGGAATATTTAGCTTCTGAAGCTGAACCTCTTTGTTTAAATTCAATGCCACAATTTTTACAAATATAAGTACCAATTTTATTAATTCCTGATGTAGAAGTGGCTTGACATGGAACAGAACAATAATAATATAAATTCACATTGCCAGAAGATATACACGTGTTATTATATCCTTTTTTAGGAACATAATATATATTACCACAGTACCTACATTGCTTTTTTCTATATTTTTTCCATAAAACATCTAATTGATGATGTGTAAGATTCTTTACACCTTTTTCTTTCGCTGACTTTGCTTTTAATTTATCGCAGTCTCTCGTTTGACAAACATCATTACAATAAAATTTATCCAATTCGTAAGTTAAAAAAGGTTTGTTACAAAACGCGCAGTTCTTTTTTAGTAATTTCATTTTTCAAATCTCGTTTAAAAAAAAACGGCATTTAAACTCGGCCGTCACGAGCGGTACCATAAGAAGGAATTCTTATGATTGGATATTCAGTTCTTTTATTTTATTATTAATAGTATAGCACACATCTGAAAACCATTTTGCTGGAATCTGTCTCGCATTCTCTATTTTTAGAGAAGCTAATTTGTTATTGAACCAATCGATCAATTGTTCATTATCATTAAGTAATTTATTTATATGATCTATTTGTTGCTGCGTTAAATATTCATTAGATAATTTATTTTTTTGTATCTCATTCATATTTTTTTTAATAGATTCATTCATTT